TTATGACTTTAGTTAACACAAGAGCAGCTTTTGAAAAGGCAGTAACAGATGCAGTTTCTGATGTAGATCCAACTGTATTGATGGTTTATGATAATGTTCATTTTACAAGTCCTGGTAAAACAAAGAAATATATAATCATGACTATAGATTTTGGACAATCTACTTTACAAAATCAAGGTGCTTCTTCAGATTATTATGCTGGAGTAATTCAATGTAATGTGTATTGTCCAAAAGGCAAAGGAACTTCAGTTTTATCTGAAATATCTGAAGCGGTGATTGATGGTCTTACTTCTGTCAATGCTTCTGGCTATACAGATACTTTTAGTTGTAAACCAAGAGTTCTTGATATTACTGGTCCAACTCCTTTGGATATCGAAGATAGAAGTCACTTTGTTGGAGTAATTTCTTGCCAATTTACCGCTAACGCTTAATATAGTAAAGTAATATAATTTTGATATGACAAGAGCAGTAGACCTACTTAAAAACAGGTTTGGAGTTTCACAACTTTACAAGCACGATATTAAACAGGATGATGAAATTATTCTTACTGTTTACTGGCATCCTTTAACTATTGCTGAAAGAGAAGCAATACAAAAGAAAACTACTACTGATGATACAAATGATTATGCTTTACAGATGATGATTGAAAAAGCATTGGATGTAGATGGTAAACGTATTTTTTCAGATGGAGATAAGGCTTCATTAAGAAGAGAAATAGAAGCTAATGTTCTTGAAGAAATTCAATTAGCAATGATTAGTGCTGGTGCTGATAAGGAGGTAAAAGAGGCTAAAGCCGATTTGAAAAGCTAATGGTGATTGGAAATTTATATTTAGTCTAGCCAAACAATTACATAAAACTGTAGCTGAGTTATGTGAAACTTTGACTATTGAAGAGATGATAGCTTGGGCTGCTTATGCTGAAATAGAACATGAAGAATATAAAAAACGACAAGAGGAGACACAAAGAGTTAGTGCTTTAAAAGGCAAAAGAAGGTAAGATAGGTTTAATATTTGGTTTTTATAGCAAGTGGCTAATTACGGAATAAATATTGATATTAATATTAAGAAGCAAAGAAAGCTAAATGAATTAAATAGTCAATTAGATACCACTGGAAGAAAAATAGATGGTGCATCAAAATCCATACAAAAACTTCTTGGAGATCAAAATGCATTAATTAGAAGCTATAACGATTTAAATGGAATACTTAAAAAAGCAAATGATGAGTTTAATAGAGTTGCATTAGGTACACCACAGGCAAAAGAAGCTGCAAGAAATTTAATTACTACAAACAAAGAGGTAAACAAAGGCTTAGAAGAAAGAGCAAAGTTATTAAAACAAGTATCAACAGAAATGGCATATCAAGAAAAGATGGCCAAACTTCGTGAAAAAGGTATAAGACCTAGAACAATGTTTGCTGGTCCTATTGGCCCAGGTCAGGCTACTTCTGCATTTAGAGGTAAAGTAGAAGCAAATGTAGCAAGATCAAGAGAAATTAGAGAAATAGCTGCTGCTGGATCTAATCGTGCTGGTTTAGGTGGTGGATTTAAAGAATTTAATAAAAACGTAAAGAAAATACAGGCAGATACCAAAAAAATGAGAGGCACTCTAGCTCAACTATCCGCAAGTCAATTTGCAACTACTGCACCTTTTGGTGTAAAAGGTGGAAATATTGGTCCTGCTTTACCTCCTCCTGCTGGTATTTTTAGCAGATTAGGTTTTGGTGCAAGAGCCAATCCCAAAGGTCCTTTTGCAATGCAAGGTGGAGCATCGCAACGATTAAAAGGTGGTATTGGTAGTGCATTGATTGGTGGAGGTTTTCCTGCCCTATTTGGTGCTGGTGGTTTAAGTTCTGTATTTGGTGCTGTCGCTGGTGGTGCTGGAGGAGCACTTGCACCTGGAGGTGGTTTTGCTGCTTCTATTTTTGCTACTGCTATTGCTGCTCAGATAGAAAAAACCATAGCTTTTAATAAAGCTGTTGATGATTTAAATGTATCAATACGAGCTACAGGTGGAACTTCATTGTTCTCTTCAAAACAAGTAGCTGAATTTGCTAAGTCTCTTGGAATGACAAAAGATGAAGCACTTGAAGCATTAAAAGCATTCAAACAATTTGAAGCATCGGCAAGAATTGCATTAACCCGAACATTTGGATCAGAGGCTACTTTTGATATTTTTGCAGGACTAAAAGATAATGCTTCATTAATAAATGCTTTGCCTGGATTATCTAAAGAATTAAGTTTGAATCAAGCACAAAGAGCTTTAGAAACTTTAAAAACAAAAGGAGCTACTGCTGCTGAAGATCAATTATTAGAAGGGATTATTAATAAAAATAATGAAATTATCAAACAAGAAGCTGTAAAACTAAACTTTTTTGAAAGGCAACTAAGTAAATTAAATCCATTTAGAGGTAAAGGATTATCTGCCATTACAAGTGGCTCTCTTACTATGGAAGAAGCTGGTGAAAAGCGAGGTGAAGATGCTTTAGCAGAACAAAGAAAACAAAATATTATTGCTTTGGAAAGATTAAGAATACAAAGAGAATTTAATGAAGAATTAGAAAGACAAGCAATTATAAAAGCTCCTGTTGATGAACTGAATAAATTACTTGACCCCTTAAGACAGATTGATTCTTTAAGTAAAAGTATTGGAGATTCTTTTGCAGAATCTTTTAAAGGTATTGTCAGAGGTTCTATGTCTGCTCAAGATGCCTTAAGAAATCTATTTCAACGTACAGCAGATCATTTCTTGGATATGGCAGCACAAATATTAGCAGCACAGATTAGATCAGGAATTATGGGTTTGTTTAGCGGTATGTTTGGTGGTATGAGTAGTAACCCTATGGGTATGCGTCAGCAAGGAGTTGGAGCTAGTGCAAATATTTTAGGTAGACATAGTGTAGGCACTTCAGCTATGCAACCCAAATTAAAATTTGCCGAGGGAGGTAGACCTCCTCTTGGTAGAGCTTCATTAGTAGGAGAAAGAGGCCCAGAACTTTTTGTTCCTGACAGAGCAGGTACTATAATTCCTAATCATGCTATGGGTTCAACAAATATTGTAGTGAATGTAGATGCTTCTGGTTCTTCTGTTGAAGGTGATGAAGAACAAGGTAGAGAACTTGGCCGTATGATTTCAGTTGCTATACAATCAGAATTAATAAAACAAAAACGACCAGGAGGTATGCTTGCATAATGGCTACATTTCCTTCAATAAAACCTACTTACGGACAACAAAAAAGATCCGCACCAAATACTAGAACAATTCGTTTTGCTGATGGGTTTGAGCACAGAATATTATTTGGATTAGCAGAACATCAAAATCCAAAAGTTTATAACTTTACTTTTAACGTATCTGAAACAGAGGCAGATACTATAGAAACCTTTCTTGATGCCAGAGCAAACGATAGTGCCAGCTTTGATTTTGAAGCACCTGGGGAAACTGCTGCACAAAAATTTGTTTGCGAAACTTGGAATAAATCTATACCTTATAACAATAGAGCTACAATTCAAGCGACATTTAGAGAAGTATTTGAACCATGAGCACTGGTCCCATTATTACTGATCTACAAAAGATCAATCCATCAGCAATTATTGAACTTTTTAGTTTGACACTTGATAGTACTTTGCATGGTGCTTCAACTGTTTATAGATTTCATAATGGATCTAATTTGGTTTCTAACGGAGATATTGTTTGGGCAGGTAATAGTTATGTAAAAATGCCGATACAAGCAGAAGGTTTTGCTTTTCAAAAAGGTCAATTACCTAGACCAAAACTTATTGTTAGTAATGCTCTTGGGACAATAACAGCTATTTTATTAACAGTTAATCAAACAACTACTGGAAATGATTTAACAGGAGCTACTGTAACAAGAATAAGGACTTTAGCGAGATATTTAGATGCTGTAAATTTTTCTGGGGGTACAAATCCATTAGGAACACCAGATCCTACAGCAGAGTTTCCTCAAGAAATATATAAAATTGATAGAAAATCATCAGAAAATAGAGAAATAGTTGAATTTGAATTAGCAGCAGTATTTGATCTTGCTGGTATTCGTGCTCCTAAAAGACAATGTACAAGAACTGAGTTTCCTTCAATTGGTACGTTTATCGCATGACTTGGAAATATAAAGCATTACTTCATGCAAAACGTGAAGATCCAAAAGAATCTTGTGGTTTGCTTTTAAATGTAAAAGGTAAAGAAAAATATTATCCTTGTCGCAATCTCTCAATGACAGATCATCAATGTTTCATTATTGATCCAGAAGATTATATAAAAGCAGACAATACAGGTGAGATTACTGCTGTTATTCATAGTCACCCTGTTACACCTCCTTCTCCTAGTGAAGCAGATAAAATTAGCTGTGAACAAAGTAATCTTCCTTGGTATATTGTTAATCCAAAAACAGAACAATGGGCATATTTAGAACCTTGCGGATATAAAGCACCATTATTAGGTCGGCCTTGGGTTTGGGGTGTTACTGATTGTTGGAGCTTAGTTAGAGATTGGTATAAACAAGAAAAAAATATTGAACTTAAAGATTGGGATAGACCTATAACACCAGAAGAGTTTGTTCTTAATCCGTTATTTGAAAGTTGTGCATGGAGAACAGGTTTTAGAGAACTTAGGCCAGATGAAAAACTTATTAATGGTGATGCTTTGTTAATGTCTATTGGATCTCCTGGTTTAAATCATGTAGCTATTTTTTTAGATGGGGATGTTTTACATCATTTAACCGATAGACTATCT